CCTTCCGAATAACAATCGACCATTGCCTTTTTAGTTTGGTCTGCACTAGATCCTTGGATTAATCTATTCAGCGCCTTGTATGTAAATGCTCTTTGTACATTTTGATATTCTTCTAATGCATTCTTCAAAGGTAATGCTTTTTTAGAAGAGTAACCTCTTGGTTCATACAAATCAAAACGACATTTTCTACCTAGTTGAGTTCTTATCATTCCTTTTTTCAAAGCAAAGTTTGATACCTTTGTTGCTAGATCTTTTACAAAAGGAACTTTCTCATTATATTTTTCTAATAATTCTTTTGCCTCTTCTTCTGTAATAGCTAATGTGTTTGCTAATTTTTTGCGGCCCATACCATACATGATTCCAAGATTTACAGTCTTTGCTTCTTTTCTTGATATGTTTGCCATGTCTGCAACCATTTGATGAAAGTCTGCTTTACCTTCATTATACATAGTTACTACTTCATCTATCAAAGGATGTCTAAATCCATCCGTTGGTTTGGCACAATAATGTGCTAACCATCTTGGTTCTTGTGATGCATAGTCAAACGATCCCCACTTACACCCCTCTTCTGGAATAAACAATCCTCTAATCGCTTTCTTGATCTCTAAATCTCTAGATGGTATTTGTTGTAGATTAGGATTACTGGAACTAAAACGACCCGTAACAGTTCCACCATCGTCCGTTCGGAGAGGATGAAAGTCACAATGTATACGACCATCATGAGCATGATTAAGAATAGTTTCTACAAAAGTAGTATTTGCTTTGTTAAGTTCTCTAATCTTTACAATTTTTTTAGCAACGGGATGAGGATGATGAGACAGAAACTGTTTTGTGAAAGAGGGAGACCCGCTCTTTTCTGTGCGAGAATACTCAAGTCCAAAAAAGTCAAAGACCTTTGCTATAGATGTGCTGACCCAAGGTTCTACCGTGACTCTAGTTTCTTTGACTATCTCATCAAGTAATTTTTTCTCTTGCATAGCCATTTGTTTTTTGACTTTTTCTGCTTGATCTAAATCAACACGAACACCTTTTGTTTTCATTTCTAACATGACGGGTATCAATGAGGATTCTAATTCAAAAATACTTGTACATTCCTCTCTTTCTAATATTGGTAGTAAATGATCGTACAATCTCAAAGTGACTGCAGCGTCTTGTTCTGCATATGCTCCCACATATTTAGCAGGCAGTTTGTACATCTCTGATTTTGGATCTACACCAAACTCACTCGCGGCATGTCTTAAAGTTTTTTCACTTTTATATTCTTGTAAATAATCTGACACCAAACTATTTAGATTATAATATCTTCTGTTCTCATTAATCAAAGGAGCCATAATCATTGTATCTAGTATGGGACCTTTAACTTCTATACCTTCTGCTCGTAGCCAACCCAAATCATACATGGAGTTATGAAAAATCTTAGGAACTTTTGGAGTATCCATTTGTTTCTTAAACCACTTAAAAACCATGTTTGAATCTATGTTACCTTGAGAATGTCTTATAGGATAATATCCTTGGAAGTCTCCCGCAGCTACGGCTATGCCAATAACATATCCATCTTTTCTACACCATCCAGGCCCTAACTTTAAAAGATTAGGATCTCTTGTTTCTAAATCAACAGATATACGAGATGCTTTTGTTAGATCTGGAAAATCATTTGGAGGAGACCAATCAAAGTCAATGTTCCCCCAGGACATATCTTTTATGTCTTGATCTAAAAAATGGTATTGATCACTTTTCATCTTTTTCTACTGTTTCCCCAAGTAATGCTGAATATCCTGGTATATCTATTATACTATCTAAATGTTTAGGAGAATGCACTAGTCTTGCTATCTTAACTAATATTAGGCACAAATAAACTTGCCATACTAATACCTTAAACCCAAACACCACAGACCATAAGTCTGCTATTCTTTGATGGTTGTCATGTGCATCGCCATAGTCTTTGGCTCTATTACCATTAATTAATCTCATGGCATTTTTTAAAACTTCATCTCTTTTCATTTTATTGTCCTTGTGCCTTGTCTAATTTGTAGTCTGTAATTTTTGTACCAAGTTCTTTGTTACCTAACTTTTGAGCTTTGATCCAAACCCTACGAGTTACGTTACCAAAACGATCTCGGAATCTTCTCCAATGTCCACATCTCCAATGTTCACACTTAGGAGATCCATGACCCGAAAATTCTCGTTCATATCTTTTAACACCTCTTGGTTTAGGTAGCTCAACTGTCATTAGAGAATATTCATTAAAAGGCACTCTTTTACCTTTAACTATATGCTCTACTTTAGTTGTTTCTCTGTTTCTTTTTTTGTAAATAACATGATCAAAGTTAAACATAGATAGTGCTGCAACTAAAAACCTTGCTTGTCCTCTTACTACGTCATAAAAAATATCAAAAGTATCTTGTTCAGATATTCTTGGTTTCAAGTTTTTATTTTCTAAAGTTTCTTTATATTCTATCCAATCCTTTGCATATGAGTTAATTACATTAATTTTTGAAACGATAGATGCAAAATCCCCTTGTGCAAGAACTTTATGACACAGACTTTTATTCCACCCTCGACCTCTTAAATCATCATAACCATAAGTTTTATTTGGATGATCTTTTAATCTTTGATCAACACCTCTAGCAAAACGTTGGCTATAATAATGAAAGTAATCTTCACCAAAATAACTGACTCCTGGAAGAGTAACATTTCCAGAACCATCAACTTGTTTATTTGCATATCTGTATTTTAAAGTTTGTGGTAAGTAATCAGCATCATTTTCGAAATGTTCTTTCATTTCTTCATGTCTCATTTTAAAATTTAAAACATTGTCAGAGACATTACTGATAATAAAAGATAAAGATGGTACTGCCCATTTACCATAATTTTCTATGTATTTTGTGTTTGTAGTTTTGAGTTGTACCCAAGGTGTATATGCATGTGTAGTGTCATCTCCTTTGTTAAGTTCATAAATGTGATAACCCATATGTCTTTGTTTAACCGAATCATTTTTATCCATTTTTGTTCGATTATCTATAAAAGGAACTAAATCTGCAAAGTGCTTAGAGTAAAATTTCCTATATGCTTTAAACAAAGCAGTTTGATTAAACTCAATAAACATGTTCGGGTAAGGTGGTTTAGCTAACTCAAGTGCCTTAACAAAAGAACTCGGATTAACCATGGATGCTTGGACAAGATTATAAAGTAATGCATCATCAATAAAAAACTTTTTAGATTGCACTAATTGAACTTGTACATTTCTAACTGTACCTCGTGAATATTTATGATCTAAATAATTATGTAAATTTTTCTTTGGATCAGATAAAGCCGAAATAATTTCATTCGCCATCATTGGTTTATTGGTGTCTGCATAAGTTTTCATTTATAATACCTCCTTATATTTTGTATCCACTTTCACTTTTGCTCTCAACTATATGTAAAGACTTACGAGCACGAGTTACTCCTACATAAAATACTCTATGCTCACTGTCTTCATCTCCTTTTTCCTTTATCAATTTAGGACAATCTAAAAGCAAAGCTACATTGTCTGCCTCTCCACCTTTAGCTTTGTGTATTGTTGACAAACGAATTCTAGGTTTCTTTGTTAATATTCTCTCTCCCCTTCTTCTTGCAGAGGTAATATATATTCGTTGTTGTTCTGTCATGTTTAGAACATCGTACCACATCATTTCTTTGTTCAAGTTTAATAGATAACCCAACTCGCTCTTTAATAAATCGTCCAAAGTATATGTTCTGTCTTGATCCAATAATTCTATTTTTCTTTTTCCACCATGACCAATGACCCCTTTTTTTGTTCTCCTCGAAAACTCTACCCAATTTTGTACACTTAGACTTTGATTTTTGCATAATTGTATCCACACCTCTATACTGTTAATTAACTTTTCAGATACAGACCATCCAGATCCCTCCCTCCAGAACATATATCCTTCATCTTGTAATTTATTTCCTATGTCAGAAAGTATTCTGTTTGTTCTTGCTAACACATACCACTCTCCTCTGTTAAAATTTATGTCCATAGCATCATAATAATAAGAAACATTGCCCTCTTCTTCCTTCGGCTTGTATTCTTTTTGTTTTCTTGTTTTAACTTTTCTTATTATGCTTCTTGCAACAGACCAAACAGTGTATGGAACTCTGTAAGATTGATCTAGTACTATAGATTCTTTTGCACAGTTTAAAAAATTATTTACGTTTGCGCCTGCCCAATTGAAAATACATTGATCGTCATCCCCAGCATAGTATGCTTTCTTAGTATTGGGTAACAAACATTCCTTGACCATTCTCCATTGTATAGGAACTAAGTCTTGTGCTTCATCCACAATTAGTAAGTCTAATTCAGGTCCCGTTCCTTGTTCTAAGAACTTAATCAACATGTCTGTAAAATCTAATTTAAAATTTTTCTTTTTGAAATCTTGATATGCTTCTGCAACAGTAGGCATGTATGCTCTACTCAAAGACATGTCTCCAAAAGAATCAAATTCATCCATTAGATCAGTGCCTTTTAGTCTAGACATATTATATACATAGAAATATTTATCTCCGTCACTTGACCCTGGAGTAAACATGTCGCCCTCTTCTATATTTATTTTTTCTTCTTTTTGAAAAACAACTCCAAGTTTCTTGCCTAAAAACCTCATGTCGGGTGGTTTAATTACATCTTCTGTTTTCATTCCAACCCAACGAAAAGCAAGAGAATGTAGTGTTCTAAAGTGATGAAAATGCTTTTGATCTAGGTTAAATTTAACACAAGCTCTATCAACAGCTTCTTGTGCAGCTTTTCTTGTAAAAGATAAGAAAGCTATCCTTTGAGGATCTACTCCATTTGCAATAGCATCTTCTATAATATCTAAAAGTTTTGTTGTTTTACCAGTTCCAGGTGGTCCATAGATTGCTATTTCGTTACTCATTCTCTATTTCCTTGTCCTTTGTTTCTACCTGTTGGTGCTTTGTTTTCAAATGGACACACCCCCTTTGCATTTATCTTTACCGCCTCTGGGTACAATCTCCACAATTCCTCTTCTAAATATTCTTCTATTAGTTTTTTACCTTCAACACACTCTTGTCTTGTTTTATACACAACCCCAGGTTCCCAAAAGCTACACAAGGCATCTCCACCTCTGTACCTACATTGTTCAGTAAAAATTACACAAAAAGCTACTAACATCTCCATTAGAACGGAACCTCCTCTTCAAATTCTACTTTAGGTATTTCAACATCTTCTCTCACTTCGGGAACCCACCAAACACGAATTGACTTTTGTTTACCATCTGTTGTTTTAAAATATCTTGGATCACTACATTTATCCCCATTATTTATTTCCTTTATTCTTTCTTGAATCTGACCTTTAGAATAATATGTAAATCCTTTTTGTCTCAAAAATTCTATGAAAGAATCTATCTTAAAATAAACTAATCCTTCCATGATCCATGGTTTACCAACCAATAATTCTTCTGCCGATTGTGCTTGTACTCGACCATAACAAAAAGACTCAAGCAGTTGATTAAAATGTCCTTTGTAAGTTAGTTCTTCTGGAACTTCTATTTCATTAGCCTCTGCTAATAATCCGTTAATTAACAACTGCCAATCGCTCTCTTTTATTTTTGGCGGCATAAAATTTTGT